TTTAATACTATTTATAAAGTAACCATATTAATGGAGAATTTTATAAATGGCCGTACCTGTTCTCACGCCGAAACAACAAACTAGCGCAATCGTATTGCCACCAACCGGAACATATATTAATGTAACCGGAAATCTGCCTATTGGTGTATATGCAAATAGTGTTGACTTTGTAAGCGGTGCTGTTGATCAAGTAGCTTATACATATAAGATGATAGGTGGCGATGTTCTTGATATAGAAATCACAGAAGGTCAAGTTTATGCTGCTTACGAAGATGCAGTTTTAACTTATGGATATTTAGTAAATCTTCATCAAGCAAAAAATTCACTTGGAAATATGCTTGGTGCTCCAACAGGAACGTTCAATAGCGACGGTGAGATAAAGAGTGGAAGTGCTCTTTATAATCTTGTTAGTTCTTCTGGACCTCTTAATCTTACATATCCCATGTATGATATAACTTCAATCAGAGATATAGCCGACGCTTTTTCACATGAAGCTGGAGTTGGTGGAAAAATAGATATTTATACTGCTTCTTTTGACGCCGTTACAGATCAACAAGAATATGATTTACAGGCAATTGTTAGTTCATCTGCGTCTGATCCTTCTTCTTACCTGTACAATAAAGTAAGCGCAGGGCAAAGAATAACAGTTAGAAAAGTTTATTATAAATCTGCCCGCGCTATGTGGAGATTTTATGGTTATTATGGTGGCTTAAATGCAGTAGGTAATCTTTCTACGTATGGTCAATATGCCGATGATAGTACATTTGAAGTTATTCCAGCGTGGCACAATAAACTTCAAGCGATGGCATATGAAGACAATATTTATACTCGTATTTCTCATTATTCTTATGAGATTAAAAATAACAAATTAAGATTATATCCAATTCCAGATTCAACCGATATTCATACATATTGGTTTGAGTTTTCTGTTGGTTCTGGTAATGGTGCCAATATTGGTATAGGCACTATATCGGGCTCATCTTATACTGAAGTAAGTGGAAAAGATCCAAGAATTAGTGGTGTTAATAACATTAATACTCTTCCTTTCTCAAACATACCATTTGAAAATATAAATGCTATTGGTAAACATTGGATACGTCGTTATGCTCTCGCTGTGGCAAAGGGTATGCTTGCAGAAGTTCGTAGTAAATTCCAAACAATACCAATTCCAGGTGAAAGTGTAACACTAAATGGTGCGGACTTGAGAGCACAAAGTAAAGAAGAAAAAGATGCTCTTAAAGAAGAGTTATTAAAAATACTTGAAGAAACCGATTACAATACTCTTGCTGAAAAACGAACTGCTCTTTCTGACAATGCAAACAAGATACTTGCAGCAGTTCCAAATGTCATATTCGTGGGTTGATTAAATGGCAAAAAAGAAAGCTAATCCTAATAAATGGTCTCAACCTGATAAACCACCTCCTCCTATGTTTTTAGGAAAGAAGGAGAGAGATCTAACTAAACAAGTAAATGATGAACTGATTGAACGAGTAATAGGTCAAACTATTATTTATTTTCCTTTAAATATAAAAAATAGTGATTTTCATCCTCTTTACGGAGAAGCAATAAATAAAACTTTTCTTCGACCAATTGTTGTTAAGGCACTTGTAAAATTAGAAGCAGATCAAACAACCACTGAAACATATGGTTTGGATAAAGAATCAAAATTAGTCATAAATTTTCATAAAAGAAGATTAACAGAAGATCAAGATTTATATGTACGTGAAGGTGATATTGTTTTTTATGGTACAACATTTTATGAAATTGTTAAACTATCACAACCAAGAGCATTGTTTGGTCAAGTCGATCATCGTGTGGAAATAACAGCAAACTGTATAAGAGTTAGGCAGGGATTTTTTAATGAACCTGTAGAATTATTACAAATTAGAGAAAAAATAAGATTAAATCTAGCGCAAAATCAAGAAGAACTAGAAGAAATAATAGACACAACACCGATCGAAGCGGCGTGTGGTGGAAAAATACAAATAATCTCAGGCAAAAGAACATGGTCAAAAAGATCACAATTTTTAGATTATGTAAACAATCCACAAGACTATAAAGGTTGTATTGTTTATTTAAGTGATATAGATGAAGACGAGATATATGGAAATTTTGATCAATCTGATAAATTTTATTTTAATGAAGGTGGCGTGTGGATTGAAAGTCCGCTTTTTACATTACCATGATGGAATTAAAACATGAGCGATAAAACAGAATATGAAAGAAGAGGTCTTGAACAAAATCAAGTTTCAATAGAACCTTCAACAATAGAGACAATAGATTTGGCTGTTTATGAATGGCTCGATAAAACTATGAATATTCATGCAAATACAAATCGGGGATGGAAAAAAACACCTGTTATTTGGGTTGCTGCTGAAAGAGCACATCAAATTAAATTTGATAGAACATTAAGAGATGTAAATGGAAACTTTATATTACCGGTTATATCTGTTCAAAGAGATAATATAACAAAAAGTTTGACAAAAAAAGGTACATTTTATGCTAATGTTCCACCAGATGATTTTCGCGGTGGTGTCGTAACTGTAACAAAGTTAGTTTCACAAGAAAAATCAAATAATTATGCAAAAAATAAAAATTCTGTTCAATATAATATAAAAGAAAAAAATGAAAAAATAGTCTATGAAGTTACAAAAATACCATTACCAACTTATATTGATGTAAAATATACTATAACAGTAAATACGGAATATCAACAACAAATGAATGAAATTATACAGCCATTTATGACTTATACTGCCGGTATAAATCATTTTATGATTTCTAAAGAACAACATAAATATGAAGTATTTTTTGACAAAGATTCTTCTTTTAAAAATGGTGGAAATAATATAAAACTTGAAGAACAAAATAGATTATTTACAACAGAAATATCAATAAATGTACTTGGTTATTTATTGGGTGGTGGCCCAAATTCTGAAAAACCAAAAATAACAACCTCAGAAACAATTGTAGAAGTAAAAATACCAAGAGAAAAAACTATTTTTGATGAATTGACCATAAGAGACAAGAAGATATTTTAAATTACTATAGTTTGTTTCTTTTCAAAATAAATCTTACTATTTACCTAAGAAATACATGCTGTATAGGAGTATTTTATAATGAGTGGTGCTAATAAATTTCGTTTCGTTTCTCCCGGAATTCAAATTAAAGAAATCGATCGTTCACAGATCAATAATTTAAATGAAGGCGTAGGTCCAGTTATTATCGGTCGTGCTCGTCGCGGTCCAGGTATGGTTCCTGTAAAAGTGCGTTCATATGAAGAATTTGTATCGATATTCGGTGAACCAGTTCGTGGCACAACCGATGGTGACGTGTGGAGAGAAGGAAATTTAACTGCTCCAATTTATGGTACTTGGGCAGCAAAAGCATATTTAGCAAATTCAAGTCCATTAACATATGTTCGTTTGATGGGTTCGCAGCATCCATCAAATACTAGTGGTGGCGAAGCAGGTTGGAAAACAACAAATACGATTAATTCTTCAAGTGTTACAAGTAATGGTGGTGCTTACGGTTTGTTCATAGTACCATCAAGCTCTGCAACAGAAGTTACAGGTGTATTAGGCGCCATATTTTATGTCAATAACGACGTAGGTTTGGCTCTTGTTGGTCAAAATCCAACAGGAAGTATGATTACTGCTTCAGCAGCATTCGTCAAATCAATAGGCAATAGTTATGAATTCCGAATGAAAGTTCTTGGAAGTGATAATGTTAATAGTACAGCATTATTAGATACATCATTTAATTTTGACAAAAATTCTGATAAATATATTCGTAAAGTGTTTAATACAAATCCAACACTTGTCAATACAAGCATCACTTCGCCCGATAATAGAGAAAAATATTGGCTTGGTGAAACTTTTACAGATTTTGTTAGTGATAATATTGCTACCGGTAGTTGCTATGCATTCATCGCCGGTCTTAAAAATAGTGCAGTCGACTTATCTAATTTCCAAAAAGTTGCTGCCCCAGCACAAACCGGTTGGATATTTTCACAAGACTTGAGCACTATTACTGGTTCTTATAATCCAGAAAGTATGTCTAAATTATTTAGATTTGTTGCTCTTGGTGGAGAAGGTTCGGGTGACTGGACCCAAAGAGAGTTGAAAGTATCAATTTCAAATATTAGATATTCACCAACAACTTTTGAAAAATACGGTTCTTTCACAGTTGAAATTCGTTCAACATCAGATACAGATGGTTCTCCAAATGTATTAGAAGTATTCTCAGGCGTAAATCTAAATCCAAACTCTGACAATTATATTGCTAAGAGAATTGGTGATAAATACACTGAATGGACTGACAGTTTATCGACCGGTGAAAAGAGACACAAAGTATTTGGAAATTATGATAATGTTTCTAAATTGGTTCGCGTAGAAATGAACCCTCTAGTCGAAGAAGGCGGCGTAGATCCTGAAAGTCTACCATTCGGCTTCCTCGGACCGGTTAGATATAAATCATGCACTCTAACAACTTCAAGTTTAAGTGGTAATGATATAGTCAAAGTAAGTGGCTCTATACCTCTTATGTTGTCTGGTTCTACAAAACCAGTTGATATGACTGGTATAGCCGATTTAACTGCTTCATTATTGTTTCCAGAAGTTAAATTAAGAGTTTCAAGTTCAGAAGCCGGTGTTTTAAATGATCGCGATGCTTATTATGGAGTTGTTACAAATGTATCAACACTAAATAAATTGAATGAAGACTATGTCGATCTTGTTAGAATAAAACCATATAATTTAGACACCTTTGTTCCATCTGGTTCAATAACTGAATATTCTACAATATTCACTCTTGATGATGTTAAAGAAGCTGTTTCTGGCAGTACATTAGTATCTGGTAAATATGCATGGCAGAAAAATTCCAGAACAGCAGGTTCTTCATTGTCTGCAACAGGTTCATCTCCATCGTACAAAAACACACTTGATCAAGGCGTCAACCGATTTACCATTCCAATGTTTGGTGGTTTTGACGGCTTAGATATAAAAGAAAAAGAACCATTTGCAAATCGCTTATTAAGCCCAAATGACAATCCAGCAACAAATTATGTTCACTATTCACTATCAAAAGCTATCGATATGGTTTCTGATCCAGAAGTTGTTGAAATGAATTTATTAACAGTTCCTGGTATTACCAATACAACCGTAACAAACAAGGTTCTTGATACAGCAAAAAATAGAAATGATACACTTGCCATAATTGATATTGAAGGCGGCTACAAACCAACAACAGAAGAAGCAAATGCTGAAAGAAGTAGAATTGGTAATGTTAATGCCGCTGTTGTAAGCATTAAATCAAGAAACTTAAATAATAGTTTTGGTTGTGCATATTATCCTTGGGTTTCGATAGACGCAGGAAATGGAAATCCACTATGGGTTCCACCATCAGTTGTGGCCCTTGGAACAATGGCTTCATCACAAGAAGCAACCGCTGTATGGTTTGCTCCAGCAGGATTTAATCGCGGTGGTTTAAGTAACGGTTCATCAGGCTTAACTGTTCTTGATGTTCGTGAAAGATTGTCACTCAAACAGCGTGATGCTCTATATGAAGTAAACGTTAATCCAATCGCTTCATTCCCAAGCGAAGGTATTGTAATCTTTGGCCAGAAGACACTACAAGCAACAGCAAGTGCTCTTGACCGTATAAATGTTCGTCGTCTTGCAATCTATCTCAAAGATAGAATTGGCAAAATTTCAAGAGGCATCTTGTTTGATCCAAACTTAAAAGTTACTTGGGATAGATTTGTTGCTCAAGTTGATCCATTGCTTGCAGATACAAAAGCAAGATTTGGTTTAAGCGATTACAAAGTTGTTCTCGATCAAACAACAACAACTCCAGATCTTGTTGATCGCAATATCATGTACGCTAAAGTTTATATTAAACCAGCCCGTGCAATTGAATTTATCGCAATTGACTTCATCATAACAAATACCGGTGCAAGTTTT